ATACAGAAACATCCTATTGGAATCCAAATTCTTTCCTTTATGGTTATGAGATAGGAAATCTTAATGTAATCGATTATTTTACTAAATTAAATCATACTGTTAATTTTAAATATAATGGGTATGATAACTCATTGGGTATAGAGTATATAAAATTTGCATCTAACTGCATAATCATTAAAAAATACAATAAATAGAAATCCACTTTTAAATAAATTTATGCAGATAGAGGTTTCCGTTGGTGAGATTGTTGATAAACTTTCTATACTAGAAATTAAGAAAAATAATATAAAGGATAAGAATAAACTGGTTAATATAAATAAGGAGTTTGAGTATTTATATTCTGTTGTATTTAAGGATCTCTCGATAGACATGGCGGATTTTTCAAGACTTGTTTTAATTAACGAGGAACTTTGGATAATAGAAGATAGGATAAGATCGAAAGAGAGTAGAAAAATATTCGATAGTGAATTTATTTCATTAGCTAGGTCCGTTTATATAACAAATGATAAGAGAACAAAAATTAAAAAGGAAATAGATCTAAAATACAGCTCAACCTTTACTGAGGAGAAATCATATAATAAATATTAGAAATTATAAAATTTAAGGAATGCTGGGTCTGTAGATCCAGCATTTTCTTTTTGGATATATACATAAATAATTGAAAAGATGAGTTTCGTACCAGAAGATAAGTTTCCAAAACCAACCACACCGGTATACAATACCAATGGTGAGCAGTATAATCTGTCGGATCAGAGATTTAATTATCATGACGGACTTCAGAATACAGCTAAGGTAAAAAATTCTTCTACTGATAATATATTTTCCACTGAGGAAGCTGCAATGGCAAGAGCCCAGCAGATCGGATGTGGTGGTTCACATCAGGTAACAATAAACGGTGAAACTTTCTATAAGCCTTGCTTAGATCCTTCCTACTATGATCTAAGAATAGAACAGCTTGATAGTGCCTTAAACTTTACGTATATAGGTAATTATAGGGTATTATCATGGGATAAACCATTTGAGAATGTAACTAAATTTAATGGCTGGATAATAGATGCATCCAACAGCAATAATTCAGGATCTATATTAGATGCAAATGACATTTCCATAGATTTTAGATATAGTATAGATGGTAAAACTTGGTCTTTGTGGACAAATGTAGGAACCGCTCTGGGTGGTCTAACTAACGAATTTTCGGCTCTATTCGATATAGCATTAAATCCAGAAAATAAATTCTATCCTGAATTTAGATTTACTTCAGTCCTGGTTAATGATGACGGAACCATAATTTATAATACAGAGGAACCTATAGATCCTACTATAGTTATAGTTTCCTTCGAATTAGATCTTGATTATGCCCCAACCCCGGAGGTTGTTATATATAAACCGGCTCCAGTTTGTACGAATGAAGTTTCTTCAAGACCTGTTGTTTTCTCTAATTGTAATTTTACTTTCAATCCATATGCTGTTAATAGAGCTTTAAATCTATATCAGGATCTTAGTTTAATGGTCAATAATGTTTTTGGTCTGGAAGCAAATTATTATTCCATACAGCCACAAGCTAGAGGTAAAGATGTCGTACTTAAAGAATATACTCTATTTAACGTCGTTGACGAGAAATGCGTTAAAATAATGGTTCCACAGAATCAGTTTCCTGATAACAAAATTAATTTTGATCCTTTCGGATTGCAGTTTGAGGAACCGTTTGAGATACAGATCGATAAGAGATATTTCGAGACAATATTTGGTAAAGGATCTCAACCAAGAAAGAGAGATATATTATATTTCCCAATTGCTAATAGAATATACGAAATAAACTCGATGTATCTATTCAGAGATTTTATGAACTCACCGGTGTATTTCAAAATAGAACTTAAAAAATATACACCTAAGAGTAACACATATTTTCAGGATCCTGCATACAAGGAGGAATTGGATGGTATATCACTAACTACTTCGGATTTATTCGGAGCTGAAACAAGAGATGAGGAAATAAAAGCTACCAAGCCCCAACAATATGCAACAACAATAACACAATTATCCCAGGATCCTATAAGATCTTATATTTACAAGGATCTTGCTACGATTGAATATGACCTAAATAATAATTGGACAATAGTTGCTAATAATTATTATGATCTTTCCGCTGCATTTAATGATGATTCTGATTTTGGTTATGATCCTAATAGATATAGAAATGCTATTCGATATAAGTTTTTACCCAAGTCAGATGCAACAACAGAACTTGCATTTACCACATGGTTTAATATAAGAAATTACTACGATAACCAACAACTATTAAGAAGGCCGTATCCGGTAATAAATGTAACATTGGAGGATTCAACCGAGGATTTACTTTACTTCAATACATATCCGAAAAGACATAGGCTTGAAGTATGGCAATCGTATGCATCAAATCCCGAGGGCTATGTTGCAATAAAAGGCGATAATAATCATTCTGGTGGATATCAGGTTGCTGCTGTTTTTGATGAATATCGATTTGCTGTTGTTAATAACACAACCGATTTTGCTGAAGGAACCATTATTTGGAGAATGCAAAAAGCTCAGAGTAGAAATCTGATAAGCGGTCTATATCAGGATACTGATGATTCTTTAAAGGGATTCAGAGCAGATTTAGTACACTCTGGTATTATGGATGACACCGGTAATCAATTTTTAGAGACTGGTAGTTTGATTATAAGATTTAATGACACTGTAATAAATTCTCCGTTACAATTTACCCCTGTTTACGGCGATTGGTATTCACTTGTCATAAACTTCTCTAATGTATATAAGCAAATTTCTGCTAATATATGGGAGATGACTTATGATCCGGTTAATCCGAATGAACAAACAAGTAAATTAAATAAAGTGCATGAGGCTGTAAGAATGTTTACTAATCCTATAATATTCAATGCGCCATCATCGGTCAATAATGATACTGATAGTCCTTTCTATGGAACGGAGAATAATTCATATAAGATATTTACCGGACCGATATATCTAACTAATATAAGATTATTTAAAAATATGATAGATATAGACACGCAATCTACCGTACTTAACCAGAATATTGTTAGGGATGCACAATTAGCACATATAATAGATAACGCAAAACCTTTATTAAAAGCACCTAAGTTTGCTAGAAATAGATAAAATATGCCAAGAAGAAAGCCGAAACCAGAGAAAGTTCTGGAAGAAAAAATAAAAGAAAGCTTAGACTCCATTATAATGGAGGAAGCATTAGATAATATAGCAGCTGATACCGAGGAATTGCCGAGACTGAAAAGTACTGAGGTTATGGATTTTGCTACCGAAAAATCTACAGCACTAACAGAAGCTAAAGCATTACTTGATTCGATCTCGAATTTTTATTTGGATTCAGCTTCCAAAAGTGACGCTAGTCATGTCGAATTCAAGAAGAAGATGGACGCTATGAACATATCAGCAATGATGTTTCAGTTAAAATCTTCTCAACATGCTATTACCAAATTACTTGAGGAGATTGATCTCGGTAATATGCATCCTAGATTATTTGAGGTTCTTGCCCAATTACAATCACAGATAATGCAGATGCCTAAGGACTATCAGGGCTATCTGGAAAAGATGGAACAAAATTATAGGAAAACTAGAATAGAGGCCGACGAGAAGAGGCATTCCAGCGGTGTTGTTATGGAGCAGGGAGATTCTTCAGATGGATCGTATGTTCCATTACCTTCATCTGGAGACGGGATAAGATCTAGAGGTACCAGAGGAATAATGGAGGGACTAAGAGATATTATAAATAATTCTGAAGTTGTTGATATAATGCCAGAGATAGTTGATCCGAATTCCGTTGTTAATGCTAGACAGAAAAAAATAATAGATTCTAATAATCCTAGAAGCATACAAGAGGATCTTGATTCTGGTATGGATGATTATTCAATCGAGGATGATATATTAGAATAAGATGGAGCAGAATCTACAAATAGCGGAACAGCAGGAGACTTCCTACTGGACAACTTCAAGAGTCGATGAGCTTCTAAGAAGAGTCGATGAAGAGGGATTGGATTATAAGGAGGTTGATAACCCTTTTCATGACCAGGATCCAGAACTGAAAAGATCTAATATTCTTTGGGAATATACTAGCGAGGAAATATTAGAAATGAAAAAGTGTGCGGAGGATGTTAGTTATTTTGCTAAATACTGTAAGGTAATGACGGATACCGGCCTAGATTACATAAGGCTTAGAGATTACCAATCCTCGGTACTTAGAGAATATCAGAATCACCGATTTAATATTTTCTTAGCACCCAGACAGGTTGGTAAATCGATAACTTCTTCCATAATATTAGTTTGGTATTTATTATTTAACCACGATAAAAATGCCATGATACTTGCCAATGTCGGGGATACTGCTGAGGAGTTAATGGATAAAATTAAGGCTATCATTAAAGGGCTTCCTTTTTATATGAAACCAGGTATGGTTGTTAATAATGTGATGACCATGAGATTCGATAATGGATGCAGAGTATTAGCTAAAACTACTACAAAAACATCAGGTATCGGTTTTACCATACATTTCCTATACATGGATGAGTTTGCACACATTAATCCAAATTTCATCGAGGCTTTCTTTAGATCGACATATCCAACTGTATCCTCATCCAAAGTATCGCGGATAATAATAACATCAACCCCTAACGGGATGAATAAATTCTATGAAATCTATCAAGGAGCAATAACCGGTGAAAATAGTTTCAATCCAATAAGAGTTGACTGGTGGCAGGTTCCTGGCAGGGATGATGAATGGAAGAAGAGAGAGATCGGTAACCTTGGTAGTGAGGAGTTATTTAATCAGGAATACGGTAACCAGTTTTTAAGTTCATCTAGTTTATTATTGGGATCTGATGAATTGAAAAAAATCAGAAAAAACGAGGTTGAATATACATGGAGAGAATTAAGTTCGCTTCATTATGCTGATGTAAATTATGAAAATCTTCTATGGCATCCGAAATTCGATATAGATAAATGCGACCATCCTGGTAAAAAATTCGTTATCTCCATAGATCTTAGCGGCGGAGGTAGCGGAGACTTTACCGTAATCAATATATTCAAGGTTACCCCGCTACCTAAATTTATAATAGAGAAGATTGATGAATTTGAAGACGAGGCTGATTTTTTCGGACTTGTTCAAGTTGGTGTTTTCAGGGATAATGAAATTAAGTTGGAAGAGGTAACGAAACTTCTTCAGATTTTATGCAGTGACATATTCACTGTTGATAGAGTTAAGATAGCATTAGAAATGAACTATAAAGGTGAATTGCTATATGATAAGCTAATGGCGAGGGAGGATTTTTTCGATGAAATGTTTCTTTTTACTAAGCATACAGAGGCTGCAAGAATAATGAAGGTCGGTATCAAATACAATGAAAAAAATAAAATGAAGTACTGCGAAGTGCTGAGAGGTCTTATTAAGGACGATAGGATTTTAATTAATGATAAAAAATGGACGGTTCCTGAACTGTTTACTTTCGGCCTAAATAATAGAGGAACTTATTCAAGTCAGAGCGGACATGATGATGTTGCTATGACTCTTGTTAACTTGCCGGGTCTTTTCGAGGGTTATGATTTTAATCAATTAGTAGGTGAGGTATTTGATGAACTTGAGGATAATTCGTACAAGGATCTCATAATTAAAAAATTGGAGGGCGGACAAAGTATGGAAGAAAACGGAAGAGGACCAAGCACTAAAGATGGTAGAATGTTCGGTGATTTCAATAGCATGATGTAACACTTATATCATAAACGCATAATTCCCATTTTGTTTTTGATATATAGTCTAGAAGCAAAAATATCTTTAAATAATAATGGCAAATAAGGTAAAAATAGACTATTCTCAATTCAGAGCATCTGGAGTCTACACACTTGAGTTTGACGCATCTCAAAATGTTATATTAACATCTCAAACTATAAGATTAGTTGTAGGTTTCTCTAATAAGGGACCTTTCAATACTCCGGTTTATATACCAGACGTGACTACAATGATCTCTATCTTTGGGGATGTTGATAGATCACTGGAAAATAAGGGATCCTTTTTTCAAAGATCCATATTAACGTGTTTAAATACTGGACCGGTTTTCGCATTAAATCTACTAAGATTAAATGATGACGAGGAAACTGCAAATCCGGATTTAGCTACATATCAGTCATATTCTCTTGATACCGAGGAATATAATGGCGTTGTAACTAGCAGGTTATATTCATCTTATTATAATAAGGAAAGATTCTGGTTTGCAGATCCTAATTATTTCCTTGCTACTCTAAGCGTTGCTGATCAGGGTAAACTATTCAGCTTAACTAATCTTGGTAAATCACCAATGAGTATAATTACTAGAAAATCTACGGATTCTTCTAAACCGCTTAAGGGATATGACATTTTTGCTATAGATTGGTATGGCGCTGATAATGTACCTAGCTTTATGCACCCTTATGATTATATGTCAGATTACTTTATAGATGTTATTGCAGTATATGGTAACTGGACAAATTATCAAGCTTTAGCAATAGATCCTAAATGGAGTACATACTTTACTGATAACGGATTCATCAAAAGTAGAATAGATAATTTCCTAGCTGAACCTGATGTTTCAATAGTAACTTCTGTTACTGGATGTATTATACCGGATTTCGTTGATTTGAATGGAGTTACTCAGTATATACAGGTACTTATAAATAATAGTACACCATCAACAGGTTTATTCTGTGCTATAGATGAACAGGCATTTGATGATATTTGTGCAAATAGTTCAAAAATAGATTTAGTTGGTAATCACCTAATTGATGAATTAACTGGAGATAGCGATTTAGCTAGTCCTAGAATAAACTTCTTGAGTTATGATCAGGTATTGGTTGCAGATTACCTTTATACTCAGAACGTAATAGGTGTAACTGGATCAACTGGATTTGTTAGCGCAACCGGTGCAACTGTTTATACATCTGGTGCTAAAATAGGTACTACCTACACATTAACAGGAACACCTGGAGCTACCTCTGGTGTAGTTCAACAATCGTTTGTTCCTTATGATGCTAACGCTTATGATGGCGGTTTACATTACCTTCAAACTAGCTCCACTTACGGTGTTACTGCAGGATATTTACAAAATGCTGCCGATGTAAATTCTCTTAAGACATTCTTATCAGTTACTTCATCAAATGATCAAAAATTCATTATGGGTGTTGTTTCTGGATATACTGGAGGGTTAACAGGAGCATTATTAAACCAATTTGCAGAGGCTGATTTAGTTAAACTTAAAGTTACTGGTACTAAGGATGTTGCTGGTGCTCTTAGAATATTCTGGAGTCATCCTTTGGATACTGCTTTCTATAGAGGTCAGGGAATAACTGTAGCACCTACTTATAATCTAACTTCTTTCAATACTGGTGCTTCTGGAAGTAATCCGGTATTCTATACTAATGCTTATCAATTTGGTAACTCTGATTATCTGGATATAGTTAATACTGCTACTCCTAATGGTGTAACTGGACCTGGTGCACCTACTGGAACATCTAATGTTATAGTAGCATACAATGCATCCGAGCTTTTCCAGGATAATAAATATGCAGAAATTACTGACGGCGATATAGCTTGGACTAGTTCTGACGGTACAAGTCTTAGATATTTAGGATTTGAATCTACTGTAGATAGAGATCAATTTAATATGGTTTATACTAGATCATTCACTAACGTATCTAGAGATAATACAACCATTGCTAATATACCAGCTTTTGGAACTACATACACTTCTGATAATATCGGATTCCCAGTAGGAACACAAAATTTTGATATAATATCACAAGAGGGATCAATAAATCAATTTGTTGATGCTACCAAAATAGATGTTACAACTTTCTTGGTAACTCTAGATACAAATGGAAACGTTCCATTCTCGGTTGGAGATTTGGTTGTTTCTACAGACCTTGATATATGTGAGCCTGCTACCGGTAATAGACAGAGCAGATTAGCAAAAATCACATCTGTTGCTATGACAACTACGAGTGGTACATATAGAGTTACTTCGGCTAGACCAGTACTTTATTATTCATCAGGTACTGGAGTAAGAGTTCAGAAATTCAAATCGATAGCACAATTTACTAGATCTTTTGATTTTAGTTATTTGAGTGGATTTGCTATGAATGAATCACATAGACCAAATGGAACTGACGCTAGAGTTTCTGATATACTTGATGTTATGTACGATACTAACATAGCTAAGACATTAGCTGCTAAAGATGTTATATCATTCAGATACATCGTGGATACTTTCTCTGGACAGATTTTACCTAATTCTAAATATCAATTGAGTAGATTAGCTAAGCTTAGACAACAAGCATTAGCATTAATAAACGCTCCTTCGATAGCACAATTTAGAGCAAGTACTGATCCTAGATTTACTGATGCACCTACAGCAGCTAATCCTTATCCTAGATTAAATACTGCATATATTGTAGACGGTGGTAATTTATCATTGAATCCAACATATACATTTAGTTTGCCTAGTGAAGACGAAGGTGCTAAATACGCAGCTTTCTATTCACCTTACATCACAATAAGAGAGAATAACAGAAATATAGAGGTTCCACCTTCAGCTTACGTTTCTAATAATTTCTTAAGAAAATTTGCAAACGGTGAACCTTATGCTATTATAGCTGGTCAGAAGAGAGGGGTTATTAGCGGTGGTAATATCGTTGGTGTTGAATATGACTTTACTGATGAGGATAGAGGTAATCTTGAACCATTCGGAATAAATCCTATTATAAAGAGAAGAGGGGTTGGTGTAGTTATCTTTGGTAACCAAACAGCTTATCAGCAAGTTAACTCTGCATTTAATCTGGTTCACGTTAGAGACCTATTAATTAGTGTTGAAAATGATGTACAGGAAATACTAGCTAACTACTTATTTGATTTCAATGACGATTCAATCAGACTTGAGATTAAGACATTAGTTGATAATTACCTTGATGGTGTTAGAGCTGGTGGAGGTATCTATGCATACCAAACAGTTATGGATGCTTCTAATAATACACCTGCAATCATCGACATGAATATGGGTATAATCGATATTATAATCGAACCAGCTAGAGGTATTCAGAAATTCATCAATAGAATTACTGTTACTAGAACGGGTGGAATTGCATCAGGAGGATTTATTCAATTTGCATAATATTCCAACCAAAGATAAATATTAATAACTATGGCAGGATTACCACATTTTCAAAATTCACTTTCAGCAACAAACAGATTCGAACCTGTTTATCTGAATCAATTTGAGGTTACTATAATCCCACCAGCTGCAGTAGCTGGTGGTGATCTTTTATTGCAGCATGTAACAAAAGTTAGCGGATTATCATTAGATAAACATCCGGGTTTAGCTACTCAAAAATATAAGTTTGCTAAAAGAAACTATGCAGGTGCTAAACCTGATCAAACATTTATGGATTTAAGTTTGAGTTTCAATGTCAATCTTAATGACGATAACTCAATGTACGTATTCAAGACTCTTAGACAATGGTCGGATCTTATTTATAATCCACTTACTGGGGCGATGGGTCTTAAGAATGATTATGTTGGTACTATCGTTATTTCAATTTTCAATAAGCAAGGTGATGTTTATAGAAGAATAACTTGTAAGGATGCGTTCATAACAAAACCTATAAGTCCAATGAATCTTAATTATACATCAACTGATCTATATAAAATAGATGATCTACAATGGGCTGTTGATTACTGGGAGGATTTATTCCTATAAAAATTAAAAAAGATAAATGGCAGGATTACCACATTTTACAAACTCTAAAGCAGCGATAAACAATTTCGAACCTGTTTATCTTAATCAGTTTGAGGTTATTATTAACCCTCCTGCTGGTATAGTGGATGCTTCAACTACATTTAATGGTGAGGGTATATTAGCTCAACAAGTTAAGTCAATCACAGGATTAGCTGTTGATATAACTGCTAATGAGCCTATTCAGCAAAATTATAAATTTGCTACTAGAAGATATGCTGGTGGTGAACCAACAACTACTGATATGACTTTATCGATGTCATTTGAGGTCAACTTGAATGATGCTAATTCTATGTCGGTTTATAAGATACTTAGACAATGGTCGGATCTTATTTATAATCCACTTACTGGAGCGATGGGTCTTAAATCTGATTATGTTGGATCTATGAGTATTTCGATATTCAATAAAAGAGGAGACGTATTTAGAAGAATCAGAATACCTTCTTGCTTTCTAAGTGAGGCTATTAATCCAATGGAACTCGATTATGAAACTCCTGCAATCTATACTGTAGATGCTAGTTGGATATGTGATTACTGGGAAGATTTATTTTTATAAATATTTTTTATACATTATTTTGAAAAAAGAGGTCAGATTTTGGCCTCTTTTTTTGTTTTCGGTTATATAATGAACAAAGATAAATTAATTTAATATGGATAATATATCACCAGAACAAATACTAAGGGAAAAGGAATTAGCCAGTGGATTTGTTTATGATGATCCTGTCGAGGATCAAAACGGGATCGACGAATCTCTAAATAGAACATTACAACAACCAATTATCGAGGAATCTCCCAAGATTAATGAGCCGGTTAAAACCGAAAAGATTGATGATACGGTTACCTCCATCGGTAAAGCACAATCGGTCAGTCCTGCATTTGATAGTGGATGGAAAAACGTACCTGTTAATATATTACCATCGAGCGGTTTATTCTATCCAGAAGGAACTAGAATAGCCATACGTGCTGCTGAAGTAAGAGAGATAAGACACTTTTCTACCATTGATGAAGATGATAGATTGGATATAGAGGAAAAGTTAAGCTACGTGCTCGAAAGATGCCTTAGAATGGATTTTCCTGGTGAGGGTGTAGTAAGCTATCTGGACATCAAGCAAGAAGATAGATTTTTCCTAATATTAGCAATAAGGGATTTAACTTTTGTTAAGGGTGAGAATTCTATAATATTGAGCACTAAGAAAAAATGTAAAGAAACTCCTGAGTGTCCATTTAATGATGGAATAGAATTAAGAACAGGCGTACTTAATTCTTATGACATTGATTCCAAAGTAATGTCATATTATAATAGCGAGACTAGAAGTTTTATTTTCGATGTTAAGAAAATAAATAAAGTAATAGAGATGAGTGTTCCCAGCATAGGGGTTTCTAATAAAATTAGTGAATTCGTTATAAAATCAGGAATAAAAGGATTAGATATCGATGAAGGATTTTTAAAAATTGCTCCATTTATATTTAAGGAATGGAGGGAACTAACTATTGATTCAATCAAGATAAAGATGAGAGAATCTGATTACTGGACAAAAGAAGAATATAGTTTATACTACGAACTTTCCGATAAAATTAGAATAGGCACTAATTTAGAGGTTAAACAAAAATGCCCAGTATGCGGTGATGAGGAGGTCACCGCTGATATCAACTTTCCCAGCGGGCTCAGATCTCTTTTCGTTATTTCAGATATCTTTGGAGAACTTCTTTGATATCAAATTTAGATTATGGAAGGAACACGGGTTAGATCCTGAATGGGTTGAATCTATACCTTATTATGAATATCAGATATGGATTGATAAGCTCAATTCAGCAATAGAATTGGAAAATTCTGAAAATCAAGCAGCCGGAGGGGTTACTCAATTATTTAGCTTTACTAAATAAAAAATTGAATATATACATTAATAAATTATGTCAGACCAGAAACTAATATCCAGCATATTTGATCTCACTAAAAATGTGGATAAACTTTCTGGTGACATTAAAAAGAATACAGCTAGTACAACGGAACTAGTATCAGCTCAGGAAAAAAGTGTTGAAAGCACTAAAGATCTAGGTAAGGTAGCTGATAGTATAAAGGGATTAGATCTTAAAAGCTTAAAAGGTGAATTTTCACAGCTTACCAAGAGTATTGGCGGACTTGATTTTAAAGGACTTTCTGGAGATCTTAAAGCACTCGATTTTAAAGGACTTTCCAAGGATTTAAAATCTTTGGATTTTAAAGGATTGACACAAGGAATAAAGGGTCTTGATCTTAAGGGAATTGTTGGAGGTGCTAAGGGTCTTGATCTTAAGGGAATTTCTGGTTCGCTAGGTGACATTGGATCACTTAAAGATACAATATCCGGATCACTTGGAGGTTTATTAAAAGGTGGCAAGGGACTTTTAGGTGCATTTGAGAAGGGTGGACCTGTCAACAAAACCGGACAATATCTTGTCGGCGAAAAGGGACCAGAAATAGTTAAGCTACAACAGGGATCTGCTGTTATACCTAATAATATATTAAAAGCAAGGCAAGATATTTTAAAAAAACTTGGAACTGATGCTCCAAGCGAGAAGGAAATAGCAAATAAAAGAAAGGAACTTCTTTCATCTGATCCTCTCTATTATGATGGTGAACCGGGCTGGCTAGAGGAGGACATTAATTCATATCTAGAAGGGCTACAAGGAAAATCAACATCTGAATTTACACAGGAGGATTTAAAGAAACTAGCCAAGCCAGTAGATGCTAAAGCTGAAGCATTAGTAAATCCTTCTGAATCTCAACTTAAGGCTTCCAAGAAAGAGAAAAATAAAGAGGGTGGAGCCAAACTAAATGAGAAAAAGGATGGATTATTCTCTAAAATTTTTGGTAAAAAGGATAAAAATGAAACTGAAGGTGAGGAGAAAAAATCAAAGTTCTCCGATCTGATATCTAAGGGTGGTGATTTACTAAAAGAAAATAAGGATGCTCTAAAAGGAAAAGCCACTGAATTTGGATTAGATGGTATTGGCGGATTTATGAAATCTATGGATCCTTCTGGTCAATCCAGTGGATTACTTAAATCTATAAAAGGAGGTCTAGGCAAAAAAATTGGCGGGGAAGGAAGCGATTTCAAAAGCAATATATTAAAGTTATCGAAGTCTGAGAAGAAGCCAACTCAGCCGAATGAGAAACAACCTTCCTCTGATGTCAACGAAACAAAATCAACGCCAACGCCAAGCCCAGTATCTCCAAAATCGAATACCGCTAGTGAATCTGCAGCCAAAAGTGAATCTAATAATCCTGCAACGACTAATTCTGATGGAGGCGGTGGATTAACTAAGTCTGATGGGGAAGATATCAAAATCCTTCTGGCCAGGTTAGCAACAATAATGGAAGGAACATTAAATGTCTCCGTATTAGATAAGCCATTTAGACCCAATTCTAGAAAATTTTAAAAATAAACACGCATTTTAATTTTTTTACCCGTTTCAATTTCTTATATTTGTGAGAAATTAAATATCCCATGATATAATGGACCAAGAAAATAGTGAAAAAAAATTACCCTATGGATATAGCTCGGTAAGAAATTTATCTTTCATAGATACCAAATTTTTAGATCTTCCCTACTGGCAGATAAAAAAAGATGATTCTGACAATGAATTATATCACGTTTATATAGGGAATTCGCCAGCTTCAGTAGTAAGTCACAGAAGCGACGAAATATATTTGGAAATGGCTAGTGTTTGGTCTAAAAATTCTCACTGTAAAAGAATGCAGGTTGGTTGTCTTATCGTTAAGAATAAATCTATCATATCGGATGGGTATAACGGTTCACCATCAGGATTTTCTAATATCTGTGAATCAGAACACAATGAAACCTTGCCGTATGTATTGCATGCGGAAGCTAATGCTATAACTAAACTAGCTAGAGGAACACAGAGTTCCAATAATTCAACATTATATGTTACACTTTCCCCCTGTTTTGAGTGCTCTAAATTAATAATACAATCTGGAATAAAGAGAGTTTTATTTTCTGAAGTATATAGGAAACCCGAATCCATTGCATTTTTAGCAGAAGCGGGAATAGAAATAATTAAACTGACCAAATAAAAGACATGCAAGGAAAAGAAAAAAACATCCAGAAATTAGCGGAGGATTTTATAGAGAGCAAAAGCGATCTATCATTTAACTCATTATTTGAAAGACTTAGACCCGGTATCATCAATCATTGCTTCCTAATTGTTAAGGAGCAGGAATTAGCCCAGGATGCTTTTCTGAATACGATGACTAAAATATGGACAAAAATTGATCAGTATAATGGTGAGAGAGGTAATTTCTCAACATGGTGTTATAATATAGCTAGAAATGAATCTCTTCTTCTGATGAAATCTAGAAAAAGATATTATAGCCATAGTGACAGCGAGTTAGAATTTCTTTCATCTAAAAATACAATAGGAGATCTTGGTGGGATCTATATGATCGAAGACGATCCGACAAATACTTTTTTTAATGATGGTGAGAGCATTGATTCGATATACGAATCTGTATTGGATGAGATAAGAGATTTACCTGAGCTATATAGGGATATAATG